CTTGAACACCTTGAACATCCCTGTTAGCTTCTATATATGCTTTGATGCTTTGTTGTGTAGCTAATTTAGTTGCACTATTACTACTAAAGTCATCTTCATCAGCTATGTCCGTAATTGTTACAGAACCGTCTGTAAGTGATCCAAAAGATACCGTTCCTGTTGTTGTAATATTAGATGAGCCATTATTAATTGCACCAAAGCCAGAAGTAATACTACCACTGTTTAATGCTCCTACTGTAGTAGCTGCTGTAGTTACCAAGTTAGGCATTGCAGTTATTTCATCGTCAAAATATGCTGCTAGATCTGTTACTGCAACCTGTTTCATTGTTCCAGCATCATTAACAACTACTCTATCTGCATCTACTATTGTAGTGCTTGAAGCTGTTGTATCACCATCCATAATGTTTAGTTCTTCAGGAGTAGCTGAAACTTGCGTTGCACTTACTGATGCTAATACTGGAATTGTACCAGATTGGTTAGGTAGGTTAATTGTACGATCAGCAGTAGGATCTATTATAGTAAGTGTAGTTTCATTTTCATCGGCAGTAGCACCTTCAAATACTACAGCATTCTCTGCATTCATTGTAACGGTATCTACAACTGTCTGTGTACCTTGAACTGTAAGATTACCTGTAACAGTTAAGTTATCACCTATGGTTACTTCAGATGTAGTATGTCCTATTGTTACAGGAATACCACTTGACTCTGTAGCAATCTTTAGTGTACCTGTAGAGTTAGCTATAAGTGAGTTTGTGCCATCATGTTGTATTTGCAAATCATCACCAGTACCTAATTTAACTATAGCAGAGTCAGGCATATCTAAGTGACTAGTAGGACTAACAGTACCAGCAAATGCTACGTTAGCTCCATCAAATGTAGCAGAGGTAGTAGACCCAGACTTAACAATAAGATTACCACTACTATTAGTAAATGCACCATACTGAGTACCTGCATCTTTTAGTACTACATCAGCACCATCTGCATCAAGTATAACATCTCCTGCACTATCTAATAACATATCACCAGAAGATAATGCTATAGTTGTACCATCAATATTAAAGTTATCTATATCAATACCAGCATCAGCAGTGATCTTACCAGTAGAAGTAAGTGTTCCACCTACAGTCGTATTACCACTAATGTCTGCTGTACCATTTATATCTATTGCAGTAGCTGTAAGATCTATTTCATCTGTAGCTCCAAGAGATAGTACAGCATTACTAGAGCCATGAATAAATTGTGAGGCATCATTAAACTGTATCTTATTAGTAGAATTAAGAAGTATTCCAGTATCAGGAACATGGGTAAGAGTAACATCTTGATCCTCTCCTAATGCTATTACAGACTCATCTGCTAAGTATAGATCACTAAACTCTAGTGAGGTAGTACCTAAAGAAGCACCGTCAGAAGCATCTGGAACAAATGCAGTAGTAGCAGTTATTGTCGTTCCTTGTACTGTACTAGATCCAGTAAGCGCACCAGTAACGCCTAATGTACCAGCTACAGTAGCATTTTCCATTCTTGTAGTACCTGCTGAATATATGTCTTTAAATTTTAATGAAGCAGTTCCTAAATCTATGTCATTATTAGTTATTGGAACAATGCCACCATCTTGAATACGAACTTGTTGTGTAGCTGCACCACTATCTTCTATGTAAAACTCAATATGATCGTTAGAGGTATCTATTAATACAGCATTCTTTTGGTCTGCATCTGCTATACGATCTATAGGTGGGCCTTCTGCTGCCGTACCATCGTGTGCGTGACCTGACGTTTCATTAAACGCTGCTAGTAATTGGTTGTACTCTGCATTTATAGGGGAGGCCGATATAACCTCACCGCTAACTATTTGTGCCGAAGATTGTCTAGTATATCCTGCCATTATCTGTATCCTGCATCCTGATAAGTTATAGAAAACCCTGCTATACTATATGGAGCTTGGGTTCCTGTTGATGTTATGACCAGAGATATAGACTTCCCTGATCCTTGTAAATTTGTTTCTAGTACGGGACTAGAAGACCCATCAAAAGTAAATGCTACATTGTCATATGTACTGTTAGTTGTTGTGTATCTTGATAGCGCACCTGCTGTAGTTAAAGCATACGTAGTAGGGTCTGGTGTATTGTTGTCATCCCAGTTGTAGGCTATACCTAAGTTCAAACTGGAAGACCCCTCTGGTCTAGTAAATAATGATACGTGCTGATATATTTTGCGTTTTTCGGTAGAGTCGAAATATAAAAAGGGAGATGCATAAACTGCCGTAACATCAGATCCATCAAAAGTATTACCAGATTCCTGTTGATATATTTCACCATTTAGATCACCGTGTAATACTGTCTCTACTTTATTTATTAATCCGCTAGTAGATACAAATGCTCGTATTCCTAGTAGCTGACCAAATTCCCAACCCACTCTCCTGTTTGCAAATCGTAGGCCACCTATTACACCTTCAGTATCTGCCGCTGCTGTTGTTTCTGCTGGAAAGAAATATCTAAACTGAGACTTGTTATTTATAACTACAGCAGACATATTATCTAAATTATGCGTATTAGGTAGATCCTGTAGTAGTTGTTGTATTGGCTTTGATATAGTTTCAAGCTCAACGTCACCAATGTTTGCAGTGCCTTGTATGGGGCGAATGCCATCAGACGCTAAGAATAAGATGTCACCACCTATTTCTATTATACTATCTGTAGCTATACACCCTACGTTAGCTGTAACATCAGACACTGCAAAATCAGCAGTACCACTACCCGTTACTTTTTTTATCTGTCTTTCGCCAAATACAAATAGGCTGTCTCTGAAAGGAGCCATACCTACTACGTCAAATCCCATATCTAAAGTGTTTGAATTAGTGCCATATGCATCTGGGTCTGACGGTTGACTATATAGTATTATATTTTTACCATTGTTAGTAGATGGAAAACCACCATAAAACTTATGATTTTTAAAGTCTGTAGAGAACTTAGCACCTGAAGAGTTAGTAACTGATCCTGCTGCGTGAGTAACTACAGTAGTGCCATTAAAGGTTGCAGGAAAATTTAAACCATCTGTTATAATAACATCTTCAGTGTCACTGTATGCGCTCATACTGTGTCGTACTTTACTAACGCCTACTGATGATCTGTTAGAAGATATAGTAGTCCAACCACCTGTATTGTATTTCCATATACTATAAAACTTACTATAATTTGCTGTTACTGAAGAGCCACCACCACCACTTACTGTAGAGGTAGCAGCAGAGGTAAATTCTACTGTGTAACTGTTAGCGTCAGGTACAGTAGTAACCTTCATCTCTACATCGTTAGGAGTTATGTTACCTACGGCTTCACTACCTGAGAAAGTTACAAAGTTACCTACGACTAGGCCGTGTGAGGTATGCGCTACTGTAATTGTAGAACTAGTATTAGATATGGAGAAGGGGTTAGAGCCTAGCGTCTGAGTGCCATTATTTGCAGTAAAGGTTACTGAACTGCCTCCACCAGAACCCCCAGAACCAGCATTAGAGGTAAAGGTAACTGTATAACTATTAGTATCAACTACAGAGGCAATAACCATTTCTACATCATTAGGAGTAATTCCATGAAATGCATGAGAGCCTGAATATGTTACCCTATCTCCTACAGATAAACCGTGACTACTATGTGTCACTGTTATTATGGGGCTTCCGTTAGTGACTGTAAAAGGATTAGAGCCTAGAGATCCTGTAGTATCTTTTAAGTTTCTTCTTACGGCATAGGGTGTACCATCTAGTATCCATAGACCCATAACAGGGCCTGATCCTGTAACTGACCCATAGTTAGAGTCATAATCAGCATAACCATTGATACGTCTATATCCACCAAATTGAGATACTTCCATATTTAACATTCGTATGGCAGACCCCGGAAGCGTATTGGCAAGAGTTAGCGTATCCTCATTCGTATACAAACCCCCTCTGGAGTTTACCAGCACATCTTTTAATGCGTCTACCATTAAGCATTACCATGTGGTACATTTAGGAGTCTGCCTACCCGTGTATCTCGTACATCTGTAAATCTGTTAATTAGTAGAGTACGCATTCTCTCTATACCCTCATCAAACTTAGCCTTGACTACGGCTGCCTGTTGGGTATTATCTCTAAACATAAAGGAGTGATATTGCGCTCCATCTATTACTATATGTTTAAATGCGTCAGGAACTGACATTGTATCTGTAGCAGAGGATAAATCTGTAGCATACGCAAAGTAGCTGTAGCTAACACTGTATGTAGCGTCTGGTTTTGGAGTAAATCCAACTTTATTATCTAAGGTACGGTATACGTATACAGGTTGATCGTAGTCTCCTGTACCTGCCTCTGCATCGCGCTCAAAGAAACGCTTGAGGTACGAGTCATAGTTTATTTGCTTTAGTACTCTTGCACCATAATTATTATCTGCATCATAGTTTATTCTAAAAGAATCCCAATCTGCAATCTTTAAATCTGTAGCTAACGTGTACTGATCTGTACCTATTACTAGGTCTAATGTACCCGTAGTGTGGTTAAACGGAAACTCAAATTCTTTTTGTGATATTTCTTGTAGGGAGGAATTGACTGCATCTTTAACTACGGCACGAAAACCCGTGACATTAGGAAAATCAGTTGCTGTAACCTCAACCTCATTCATTCTCCTTAACGTATCGTTTACTAATGTAAGGAATGTTGTAGCCATGTATCATCCAAATTAAAGACAGGGGTAGCCCTTTAATTAAAAGACTACCCCCTAGTACTTTATTATGCTAAAGTATCTCTCGCTGCAGCAGATGGTTTTGTACCATTTGCGTTGCAATTAATGCAAGTAGCATATACTCTTAAAACCCCAACAGCAGCGGCGGCTCCAGCCAACGTAACATCAATAGTATCAGCAGTACCGATAAATTGAGTGTAAGTTGAAGCAGCTGAACCGACAACTGTATTGGTTTGTCCGTTAGTTCCAGCAGCACAGTAGCCAGTGGAAGTAACGTCAGCACCATCAACAATGTCATCACCACCACCAAAGTCAATATCAGCAGTTACACTTGAAGTAAAAGCTGTCATAACTTCAGCACCAGCGTTAAGTATCAATGTACCAGCAGGTATTTCTAATAACTGAAAAACATCTCCGTCAGCTATTGTATTACCAG